TCAGGGCGTCGACGTGAGCCCATCTCTCACCGCTGCTGTGGCTCATGACCACGCCGCCGTATCGAGTGCGCTCTGTGCCTCACAGATGGGGTCCGAGCACTGATGGATGGATCCTTGGTGTGTGAGGCGATGGCGGTCGTTGATCGCAGCGACCAGCACCTCAGCCAGCCGTTCGCAGGTCTCCTGTCGGCTCTCGACTCGCGGTCTGAGGTCGACAACCTTGGTCGCGTGGGTAGCCATCAGAGCCGCCTCCACTCGAAGTCTGTGAACCGGGCATCACAGCGGTTGCAGAATTGGATGTGACCAAGGGAGGAAAGGTGGTCGACCTCCTCCTGATAGTGCTTTTCGCAGATGTCCCAAGCGCATCCACATGGACGGTTCACCCACCTGCCTACTGCCGGACCGTCATGGCCCTCGCATGGCACTTCCGCGCTCAGGTCGACGTCCAGCACCGTCTCAGGCTTCGGCAGCACGGTCACGGTCGGGGCTGTCATCGTTCGGCCTCCATTGCGTCTAGGAGCACCGCCACGTCATTGCGGAACGCCTCCGCGTCGCGCCGCTCTGTGCTGTACGACCCGGGGCGAGTCGGCTGCCTGAGGGCGATTCGTCCGATGCCTGCCCGGATGTCGTTGAGCACCTTCTGCCGCTCGATCTGACGGGCTTCTTCGATCAGGTCGGCACCGACGACGACCACCGCAGGACTGCGTCGGATGTAGACGGTTCGGCTCATCGCACCCACCACCCGACGACCAGCGCGACCGGCACAACGACGGTGAGTGCTGCGGCGAGGTCATGGCTGCCAGGCGTGAGGCTCAGCAGCGACAGAACGGCGGCGAGGGCAGCGGTCAGGATCAGGGTGCGGGTCACAGCAGGCCCGCCTCTCTGGCAGCAGCGAGGGCAGCCCGGATATCATCTCGGACGCGGCCCTTGGTATTCGTGCTCGTCTCTGCCCACGATGATCCGTCCGCCTCCCACGACGCCTTCGCCATGACCTCGATCAGCTCGGCGTCAGGATCGGGGCGGGTGACGGTGAGGATCATGTCGGGTGGGAACTCAACAGCTCCAACCTGCTCCCCGTCATGCCACTGATAAGCGATGATCCGACCACGCGGCCCCAACCAAGGACTGGCGATGCGGAAGTTGTGCCCGGCGATGGGGAGTTCGTCGTCCGTCTTGAGTTCAGACGCAGGGATCTGAATGGTGCTCACTTCGCACCCCGCAGTCCCGCCATCTGCGCATCGACGAGGGCGACCATTCCGCGGCCCGCCATCTCGACCTCACCCAGCGCTAGGCCTGAGTCGAGGGAGAAACGGGCGATGATGAGATCCAGGGCGGTCATGCTGCGACCGGCTTCGGAGCGATCCACGCGGAAAGCGGGTTCTCAGCGATCCGGATGGGCATGATGATCACGGCCCAGTCGGCACCGAAGAAGCCGCAAGGCTTCCCCTCACCCTGCGAGGCGAACGTGGCAGCTTCACCCTTGATGTTGGGCACATGGCGGAGATACTCGGGATTGAACGATGGAGTCTCGGCTGCGGTCCACTCCGCCCTGAACGGGTTGAACTTCGGGAACTCGCCCTCGGGGATCTGGTAGATGATCGAGAGCGCAACCGCTTGCTCGTCGAGTTGGGATTCGCCGGCTGTGGCGGTAATGGTCGACTCGCCGATCTCCAGGGTCACAGAAGCTGCCCCGGCCATCTTCAGCGCCGACAGGAGGTGCTTCACGTCGGCGTGACGGATGCATGTGTCAGGGCCGTCGTACTGAGCCGTCCCTCTCGCGGCGGCAAAGGTGTACCTGTCAGTGGCGCGGAACTCAACCCGCCCCTCATGACTGCGCATCTGAAAGTAGGTGAAGACCGGAAGGAATCTGTCTTTTCCGGCACTGGGACCAACGATCGCAGCGAGTCTCGCCAGTTCGGTGGTCTGCATGGTGATGGTTGCCATTGCTGTGTTCTCTCCTTACGTTGGGTCCGGAGCCCCAGACCCCTCGGCTGGGGCTCCGGTGCCGCGCTTACCTCCCTGAGGACCACGCGGCGGCTGGTGGGGGTCTTAGGCGGCGTCGTCTGCGGTCCTGCGCCGATGTTTGCGAACCCTCTCGCTCATGCAGGTCCGACAGTCACGGGTGTTGGGACGGTCGGGTCGCCGGTATGTATTTTGCAGATCATACGGATGGCCTTGAGGGCAGTGGGTCTTTTCCCTTCCCTGCTGGCCGGCGATTCCCCTGCGCACGTTCTCCCTATGGCTGACGGCTTCAAGGTGATCCGGATTTACGCAACCCCTGTTTCTGCACAGGTGATCCAGTTCCGTTCCGTCGGGGATTGGTCCCACATAGATCTCATATGAGATGCGGTGGGCATACATACCGCGGCCAAGCCGCGCGTAGCCCTGGGAACTGAGGCCACCAGACCAAGCCCAGCAGTCAGGCGTGACGATCACCTTCTGCATGAACCGGTCAACGATAGACCTCGGCTGCATCCCTCCACCTTGCGGCCTCGGCGCACATTTCGGCACCGTCCATAGATCGTAGGTGGCGCTCATGCTGCCGCCTCCCTGCTCTTGCGCACCCGCTCCACGTCGGTCTCGTCGAACAGCAGCGGACCAGTCTGGCCGGGGTAGCGCACAGTCGGGCTGAGGGTGCCATCGTCGGCCATGCGCTGAACGGTGCGGGTCGAGACGCCGAGCTTGTCGGCGGCCTCCTTGGTGGTCAGCATCTGCTCTCCTTCGTGCTGTCTGGTGTCGAACGTACGCCATTGGCGAAGCTGCGTCAAGCGCTAGACCAGCATTTCCGCGATCCGGTCCAACTCGCTGTCCCCAACGACCGCGTAGTGGCTCACGGTCTCCATCGACGACCAGCCGAACATGACCCGCACAGCCGCCGGATTAGCACCCTTGCTGAGTGCCAAAGACGCACCGCGTTTCCGCAGATCGTGATAGGTGTGTGGGATCTGGTGGCGTGCCATGTGCCGGTTCACCTTCCGCTGCAGTGTGGCCGCCGAGTATGGCTCTCCGCCGGCGGCCACCACGTTGCCGCCCGTGTCGGGCAGCAAGTAGTCGAGCAGGACCGCCGACAGCGGCACGGGCCGCTCCTTCTCCCCCTTGCCGCGGATGTAGATGCGGCGCGGCGAGTCGCGGTACTCGACGTTGCGCCAGTCGAGCGCGGCGGCCTCGGAGACTCGCAGCCCGGCATAGCCGCCGAGGGCGTAGGCGCGGCGCAGGTCGGGCGCGTCCTCGGTGAGTTCACCTAGCAGCCGATCGAAGTCGCTGCGGCCGATCATGCGGGGCACCATGTTGGGCACCTTGGGTGAGTCGAGTCTCCGGGTAGGGTCGTCGGCGCGGTGGTCGAACTTGGTCGCCCACCGGTAGAAGCTGCGCAGGCACGCGAGTTCGTTGGCGCGGGTGCCAGGGCTCATCTGGTAGCGGGTCGCCCACCACGCTTCGAGCGCATCCCGGTCGATCGTGAGCGGGTCGCCGAACGGTGCGACGCTGGTGAGCACGGCCCGATAGCGCGCAAGGGTGTGGGGTGAGCGGCGGCGGTCGTCGCGCGCCCATGTGAGGAAGGACGCGACGGAGGTTGTGGTATCTAGCCCCATGCGCTCAGCCTACACCCGTTGTCGGATTATAAGTGTTATGGGTCAGCCCGGGCACGGCGAAAGCGCCCCCGCTCGGTGTGAGCGGGGGCGTCCGGGCACGCGAAAGACGCCCCCGCCCAGCCGGAGGGATTGGCTGGGCGGGGGCGCGTCTGGGTGTCCCCTATCCGGGACGAAAGGGTTAGGCCCTGATGAGCCCGAGCGTGACAAGTGCTGCATGTACGGCCTCGATGGTGACCGCCACCCCGCTCGGCTGAGTTCCGGTGACTTGATACACGCGGAGGTAGTCGAGCGTCACATCCGTGCCGGTATTCACCCGGAACGTGAGCGAGCTGGTAGAGCCGATGGTGGAGTAGAACACCTGCTCGTCCGTGGTGTTGGCGAGTGCGGTATACACGGAACCCTCAGCCAGGAACCGGATTGCGCTCGCGGGGAAGCTGGTCACGCTCGACAGCTTGACGACGATCTTGTAAGTGGCTCCAGCGGTGACGCTATCCACCGTGTTGGCCGACACGTTCAGGTAGCCGCCAGAGGTGTTGTTGATGCGTACCAGCCCGGACGAGTAGGACAGGATTGACGGGGTTGCGTCGTTCCAGTCGTTCAGGTTGTAGGTCAGCTCCCCGTTCTGGATTCGCTGGCGCCCCATGCCAACCATGAGCCCGCTCGGGATGACGAGCTTCCCCGCCGGGTCGATGGTAAAACCCAGACCCGACTCCGACGTGACGCCGGCCAGCTTGCCGAGTTGCACGCCCGTGTCGTTAATCCGGGTAACCGCCCTGTCGTTGGTGGCCGTCACGCTGGAGTTGGACTGCACGACCGAGTTGCCGCCATAGTCCACGACGCAGTTTCCGGTGGACAAGGTGCGCAACCCGTCTACCCTCATGCCCTGCACGGGGTCGGCCGCTCCGGTTGTGCGCTGCTCCAGCGTGAGGTGGTTGTGCCCGTTGGTGGTGGTTCCAACGTCAGCGATAAGCAGGTCTCGGATCGTGATGGCCCGGGATGCGCCGGGGTTGGTGGCGTGGGTTCCCTTGCCGACGTAGAACAGGTCGCGGCTGACGGTGGTTCCGCCGTAGGTGAGGTCGTAGACGCAGTTGGCATCGATGACGATACGGTTTCCGCCGAGGATCTTGACGCACCCGCCGTTGGGCACCTCATAGTCGATGTCGCGCAAGAGGTTCCCGGTGACGTAGTTGCCATCGCGCGCGGACTCGAACCAGAAGACGTAGTTTCCGGAGCGGACGTGGTCGATGTCCACCCATTTGTTTGCGTTCACCGCGCCCGCCGACGTGAGCGCCTTGAAGTAGAAGCTGGGCACGGTCGCCGTGAGGGTGTGCGCCGTGTCGCAGTTCTTCCATCGGTTGAACAGGTGATTCCCCTGGTCGGCGATGTGGCTGTAAATGCTCTTGGCGTCGTTCGCTTGGTAGATGCTGAGGTTGCGCCAAGTGCACCGAAGGGTCGCGCCAGTCTGCAAGAAGACGTGCCCGGCGCCGGTTTCCGATGCCAGCTCCATGTCTCGGATCGTGGTGCGGGTTGCGGCCCACCGGAACATGTCTGAGGTCGCGTTGAAGATCCGGGTCTTGCCGCGGCCTGCGCCAGCGATCACCAGCCGGTCACCCGAGACGGTGATGGGTGAGGTGGTGAGGTATGAGCCAGCCGGGATCTTCACCCGACCGCCACCGTAGTTCGATGCGAGCGCGGCAGTGATCGCGGCCTGGATTGCGGGGGTGTCGTCGGTCACCCCGTCACCCACCGCGCCGAAGTCGCGCACGTCGAGGTCGTCAGAGCGCTGCGCAGAGATGTTCGTGCGAGCGTTGGCCTTCTTTGTGGCGTCGAGCCCTTGGCTCGCGCCGGTCGCCACATAGGTGGACGAAAGTGCCGCCGACGTGAGCGGACCAGAGGTGACGAGTCCGGCCACTCCGGAGTCTGACGCACCGGCCGCAGCCGCAGCCGCCGCCTCCGCATTCGCCTGCGCAGCTTGAGCCGCATTCGCTGCCACGAGCGCCGACTGAGCCTCTGAGGCTCCGGCGGTGAGCGCGATGCCGGTGACGCCGTCCCACTTCGACCTCACCCGCAGCCTGCCAGCAAAGAGCCTCACCAGTGCATCCCCGCTGCCGGACGTGATCCGGTAGCGCGCCCACGAGTATCCGGGTTTTGCCGTTCCGACGATCGTCGTCACCTGCGCCACGGTCAGAGTCAGCGACAGCAGTGTCCGGGTAGCGTCGATGTCCATAACCGCCGTGACGACGTCAGCCTCAGTCTCGGCACCCAGTCCGACCGCAGTGATACGCAGGGTGGCTGTCTCGCCGTTAGCCAGGGCGGTGCCGAGGGTGGCTACAAAGGTGGCTGGATCATTTGGGATGAGAGAGCCATCCTGCAGGATCGGATCATTGCCCGTGATTGCCATTACAGTCCCTCCGGGGGCTTGGTCTGCAGTGCCTTCAGGTGGGCCTCGATCGCGTCGGCGGCCCAGTGGATGTGGTGGATGCGCAGCACTCGCGCACCCTCAGACAGGGCGGCGAGGATGCGCGGGAGGTCAGTCGCCGGACTCGGTGGACTGGACGTTGCTGGCGGCGGTGAGGCCGAGCGCGATCCCGACATAGGCGTAGACCTGTAGCGAGATGGTCAGCCAGTCGGGCTGCAGGGCGTTGACCGCCGTGTAGCCGACCTGCACTGCGCCGATCAGGACACCGACGACGAAGTAGCCGATGTAGATGCCCTTGCGAACGGCGTCGGGAATCATGGTGAGCGGGTTCATGTGCTCCTCCTCAGAGCGTGCTGTTGGTCTGGATCGGGATATTGACGGCGGTGATGACCAGTGCGTGATCGGAGCCGCTGGACGGCTTCACGTTGTAGCCGCGCCAGTCGACCGGGTTCAGGTGGTCGGAGTGGATGCGGTCGGTGATCGCCTTGCCCTGGTAGGTCTTGGCGTCGCGGGTGCTGCTGTTTGCTGCCTTCTCGCGCGCGTCGTCCCAGCCAGGCAGCCAGGCGTTGTCGTTCACGCCGTCGCCGCCGAGGATGCGCGGACCCTGACCGTACTTCCGGATCGCCGCGATCATCTGCGACATCTGCGAGCGCTGCTGTGCATCCGTCGAGCGGCTGTTGGGCGTCAGGTGGTAGGAGCCGAACACGACTTGCTGCCCGGTGCTCTTGTCCTTCAGCACGCAGATCTGACCGCCCTGGTAGCTGATGCCCTTGAAGTCGACGGCGGTCTCTGCGGTCTCGGTGAGCCGGTCGGAGTCCCACATGATCGCCTGCGCGCCACGGGGACGGACCAGCCAGCGAGAGGCACCGCCCGGCATGGCGGCGCGCAGCACGTCGCGGATCGCCTCGGGGCATTCGTTGAGCAGATAGACGTCGGCCTTCGCCTTCGCTGCCGTCTTGCCGAGCGCGGCGGCACGGGAGGCGGTCAGCGGCTTCGAGCCGGTCAGCGCGGGGTCCATCGTGTTGAACGTCGCGACCCGCAGAGCGAGCACGGTTGCGGGAGTGGGCGTGGGGTCGGGCGTTGGGGCGGGAGTGGTTGCGGTGACCAGCGCGTGCCACGTCAGCGGGCCGTCCACGCCGTCAGGAACGAGGCCGTGCGCCTTCTGGAAAGCCTTGACGTCGGTGTAGCCAAGCTCGGCGATACGGGCAGCCAAAGCGGCCGCACGGTGCTTGTCCTTGGCCCGGTAGTACCGGAAGTGCCACGCCTCGGACGGCACGGTCCGGAACCAGCCGTACTCCTGTGCGCGGATCTTCTCGCCGCTGTGAACGCCCATGGTCGAGCCGCCGGCGACCATCCACACCTGCAGCGTGCTCTTGCGGGTCACGTCGATTGCGAGGCCAGACTCGTGCAGACTGTGGCCCGGCTTCGCAGCGAGGTTGCCGCCGTGGTGGAGGTATGCGTCATAGAGCGCGGCCTGCTGTTCCCTGGTGCGTCCAGCGGCGGCCAGCCCGGTCAGGTTGCCGCTGTCGGCGACCATGCGCAGGTATGAAGCGGCAGCATCACCGGCCAGCCAGAACTTGCCGCCGATCGACGTTACGCCGGCGACCATCACTGCACCTCCTCGTCGGTGCCGTCCTCGGGCTCATCGATGGGCGGAGACCAGTCGTCGCGTTCGGCGTCCTGCTCCTCGCGCTGGGCGATCAGATCCGCATCGGATTCAGGCATGGTGAAGCGCCCCTCTCTCGGGGTAGCGGTGATTGGGTGGATCAGTCCGTGCCGCCGATAGCGTCCGACCACAACTCGTCGTCGACACCATGCTTGAGCAGTTGCTCGGGCGGCTGAGGAAGATCACGCGGCGGCATTCCGCTGTCGATCCACTTTCGGATCGCCAACCCCAGTCGGTTGATGAAAGAGGCTGCCGCAGTCAGGTCTCCCCGCTGCGCCTCATTCGCTTCCCGCAGTGTCCGAACGTCGTCCTCAAGCTTCCCCAGCCGTGTATAGAGCTGGCTGCGATCGAGATACAGGTTCGCGATGAACCCGCCGAGAGCGACGATGACGATCCCGAGGATCGCGTTCTCGACCGTGAACAGCGGACCCCTGAATCCGGGCGCGGTAGGTATCAGCAGGCCGACGATGACGCTCAAAGCTGCGACAAGAACGAGCACCCACAGCGGGCGAGCGTTCAGGATCAGCTTGATCTTGGTCACGGCTCAGGCGGGCTTGTACTTGCCGTGGGCGTAGGCCACTGCTGAAGAACTGTGCCCGTTGTAGTACGTGATCACCCCTGCGTCGTCGATCACGCATGCCCCGAGCTTCGTCGTGGTCGAGGATGCGGCACCGATTGCCGTCTTCTCGGCCGGTCGATAGGTTGCGGGAATGGTGAAGTCGAGCGTCACCGTAGTTGCGGACGACACGTTGCCGGTGCTGAGGAAGTGGAACTCGACTTCCTCCCCGCCCATCAAGAACCGATACCAACCGGTTCCTACAGGGGTCGTGGTTGTGAATGTGGTTGGGCTGTCAGCACCAAGGGCATCGTTCAAGTCAGACGCCGAGAGCGGGGTGCCAGCTACAAATGTCATTCCAATCTCCCTTACGGTGCGAGCAGATAGCCGGCGTCAAGAACTCCTTGCACCGGATCGTCGAGGATGAACAGGCGGCTGTAGACGTCGGGGCTGGTCGTTAGCGTGATTGTCCAGACGCCATCCCCGATCTGTTCCTCGATGCCCTCCACGATGAGGATCTCGCTGGCGGGCATGATCGCGGACGGCAGGCTGGTGATCTCCACCCGATCCCCGACCTTGATTCCCACCAGCGTTTCCTGCTCAGCGGCAGGCAGGGTCGCGAGGTCGAAACTGAGCTTCGACAGCCGGGCCTTCATGGGCGAGTTCACCAGCCAGTCGGCCATCGAGCGATCCTGGCTCCGGCTCGCATGCACGCCTTCGATGCTCAGCGAGGCCCTGCGTCCGTCAGTCCGGGTCGCGGTGTAGCTGGTGCCGTCGGGCCACGTCACGGTCACGTCCGAGTACCATCCGACGTCTGAGGTTTCCCACGTCACGGACGGTTCGACACGGTAAGCGGGAAGCGTAATTGGCGTTCCGCTCGGCGGGAAGTCGACCCAGGTCAGGGTGCCGTCGAGGTTGTCCGCTACCCGTGCGCCCATCCCCACGGCGAGACTCTGCAGCGCATCGGATGCCTCGCGGCCTTCGATCGGTGGGATGACCGCATCCCCCACCGCTCCGCCGGAGATCGTCGGCCCATCGGCCCACGTCGATAATTGGGAGGCGACCGTAACACTGTCGGGGATGCGCGTTCCGAACATCAACGAGGCGAACGCCTCGGCGGACACCCCGGGCGCAGTGTTCGACCCGAACACCAGCAACGGACCCGCGGTCCAAACCGCGCCGCCCGTCAGGTTCGGACCTAGAACGATCTTGCTCAGATTCACGATCGGCGTAAAGAGCGCTCCTGTGTCGTAATAGCTGCCGGGTGCATCCCAGTATCGAACATGCATATCCGTGTTGCTGAGGAACCACACGTCAAGGATCACCGGCCACGACGCCGGCAGTCCGGTCGCTGTTCCCGTCCCGATCGACTTGAGGTAGAAGCCCGCCGAGGACGACCACGACACCGTGTCTTTGTCGCTGATTTTGATCAGGTCCACAGATGCGGTCGGGGCGGACTGGATGGGCAGCAGTATGTGCCAGATATCAATCCTGGGAAGCCCGGCGACGGTCAGTGTCAGTCCACCCGATCCTGCAGTGAACTTCGGGTGCTCGTCCGTGCCTTCCTCCAGCGGAAGCAGCGACGAGACGCCGGCACCGAGACCGTCGCCACCGTTGCTGGTCATCGTCGCATCCCCGATGAGTGACGAAATCGGGGCATCGGTTCCGCGCATCGGGAAGTAGTAGAGGAGTGGCGGGTAGCGTCGCGCCATCTCGTCCAGCGCCTGCCGAAACTCGTACTGCGGGAACGCGCCGAACACGTCGGTCACCGTGACGGTGCAGCGCGACTCGTTCGCCAGCGCCGACAGTAGCTCGACCGACCACGACTGCACCGTGCCGTAGAACCGCTTGTAGTAGGTGCCGTTCGCCAGCATCGAAAGTCTGATCGCGACATCCTCCACCACGTACGGGTAGTACGGCGACGCGGCCAATTCAGGGCTGAACCTGCCGTCATCATTGACCAGCACCACCGACCATGTGCCAGGGCTCAGCGGATCGCCCGTCTCGTCGTCGCGGCCCCGGTTGATCTGCATCGTGCGCGACGTGTCCACGTAGGCAGAGACGTCGGTCCAGTTGGTGCCGTCGAACTGCACCTCGACCTTCAGCGCGTCCTTCGCGTACCAGCTCATGCGAAGGCCTTGATGTCGAACGGGCGGCCGCGACGGGCGCGAACCTCGCTCCGCAGGCCGGTCACGAAGTCACGAGCGACCTTGCGGCCATCAGTGGCCCCCCGGAAATCCATGTTGATCTGGAACACATCCCCCCCCATAGCCGAACCCGACTTCGACAGCTGCTGCTGGTTCATGATCTTGCCGGTCTGGTCGGGCACGAAGACCTCCCAGCCGCGCTCACCGACCACGTAGGGCTGACCGCGATAGGTTGGGCCGCCGAGGGCGCGGGCGGTGAACTTCATCCTGCCGCCGCCCTTGACCGAGTACGCTGAATCGGATCTTGGTGCCGTCGAGCGCCTTGGCCTTCTTCTTCAGCGCGTCGAGACTCTTCGATGCTTCCTTTAGTGCCCGGATCGAGTCCTCAACCGAGTTGATCTGCCCGTCCCACGCCTTCTTGTTGGCCCCGAGCGCGCCGGTGCTGCCCCTGGTCGCGTGCGTGACCTCCTTGAAGCTCTCCGCAGCATGCTGGTTCATCAGCCACTGAACAGCCGCCACGCCAGACACGTTGTTCATCGCATTCGCGAACCAACTCAGTGCGCTCGTTGAGTCGCTCAACTGCGATGAGATGTCATTGAGCCCCGCGGACAGGCCGATCACCGTATCTATGAAAGGTCTCAGAGCCGAGTCGTTTTCACCTACCGCATCGGTGAAGTTGATCGCTGCCTGCGTCACGTTGTCGAATGCGGGCAGCAACTCCTCACCGAGTTTCTGCTGCATCTGGCCGATCGCCACAGCCTGGATGTCAGAGCCCTTCGCGGTGGCCTTCGCGACGCCACCCACCTGCGACTCGATCGCCGCAAGAATGACCTTCTGCGCTTCGAGCGTCTTACCCGACTTGACCAGTGCTGCGATCTGGTCGCGCTCCTGGTCGGTGAACGTCACGCCAGCCTTACGGAGCGCAGTCAGGCCCTTGACCGGATCCTGCAACGCCTTGCCTAGCTGGGCAGCGTTCGTCTCCATCGTGCCGAAGCCGGTCGCAGCGAGATCGGCTGCGGCATCGGTAGCACGCTCGAAGATGCCTGCCTGCATCGCGGTTTCGTTGGAGACCGCCTTGAACGTAGCGAGCTTCGCCTCGGTCGACTTGATGATGTCGTCGTCGACACCGATCTGCATGGCGAGCTTGTCGGCGTAATTCTCGGCCTGCTCCGCCGCGCGTCCGGTGGTGTCACCCATCGACTTGAACACCTGCTCGAGGCGGGCATTCGACGCCACCGACTCCTCGCCAGCATCCCGGAGATCGCCCAGCACCTTGACTGCAGCCGAGATCGAGACGCCGGCCGCAATACCCTTCAGCGCCGAGCCCGCCAGCGTCGACTCCTTGGCCGCCCCGTTGGCAGCCTTGCCGACGTTCTTCAGCGCCTTCGAAGCCGACTTGTCCTCGCCGACGAGCAGCATGCGGAGGGTCACATCGTCGGCCATGCTCACCCCTTTAAGTTGTCACGCCACGAGTCGACCGCTGAGCAGTAGCCGCGGAAGATGAAGAACGGGAGATCCCACACGCTGGCGTAGGAGATCGACGGGTACAGGTGTGACAGGTCCACGATGTAGGAGTGCACCTCGTCGCGGATCTGTTGGTTGGTCCCTAGCGGCTCTTCCTGCGCTTGCCGCCCTTGCGCTTGCCTGCCCCCGAAGTAGATGGGGGCCGGTGTTTTGCCTCGTCGTCACCACCCGAGTCCATGTCTCCGGTGTCCTTGAAGTAGCCGAAGTCGTCGAAGTCATCCTCCGTCGCGTCCACCAGGTCGGTGATCGCCAGACGCTCCCCGGTCGCCCGCATGGCCGCCCACACCTGTACGAGCGTGCAGAAGTGCAGCTCGACCGCAGACCGCATCTCGTCCTTCGGCATCGCCGCGACTCTGTTCACCTCAGCAATGATCTGGTCCACTGTCCGCAGCGACGTGTACTCGGCTCCGACAAGCTGCGTCTGCAGCGTCATCACGTCGCGCGCCGTCATCCCGTTCAGCGGCACGAAAGGATACCGCTTGCCCTTGAACTGCCAGTAGCCCATCAGGGTTGCAACTCCTTCAGTACGGCGTCCATTTCGCGCGCCACGTCATCACGGATTCGAGGCAGCCGCTCGATGATCGCGTCATTCCACGAACCTTCAGCGATACCTTGGCTGACCCAAAGCGACTTTCCCGCTTTCGACTTCTTGCGACCAAACAGCGGGTGTCGTAGGTTGCCCTTGTTCATGCGGCCGATCTGCGGACCAGCCTTCTTGCCCAAGACCAGCCGCGCACCTGTTGCAGTCAGGCTGACCGTCGGGTTCTTGCCCTTCGCGGCCACATACTCATCCAGCCCGCCGCGATGCGGAAGCTTCCCCGCACCCTCGCTGACGATCCCGTTCGCGGACTGCTTGACCGAATCCCTGACCCGTTTCCGCATCCGTGTTCGAATCTTGCCTGAGGCTTCCTTCGTTCTGCGGAAAAACTCCTGATAGTCGTCGGACCGGATGGAGAAACCCCCGGTCATCACAGCGCCGTATCGGAAGTCCTGACCACGATCTGCATGGGCGTCGTTGCGTTCTTGGCGCTCAACTCGATGTCGAGCTTCGGAACGCCCGCATCCACCTTCTTCGCCACCTTCTGCACCCGCAGATCGGCAAGCACCGCCTGCAGCGTCTCGTAGCCGGTGGACAGGGCAGTGAGTCCGGTGGCGGTCACCACGAGCGGGATCGCGGTCTGTGCGGACAGTGCATCGTGCCACGTGTTATCGCGGTGCTCGACCGTCAGCGTCACCTTCACGTCACCCACGCCGCCACGCACCGGGGCACCCTTCAGGCCAGCCGATCCGGTACGGCCCGTGTTCAGGTTGTGGTTGCACGAGATGACGACGTTCTCGACACCGGCAAGACTGGTCGTCCCAGACGCCAGCGCGTTCGACGTCGCCGCGGTGAGAGTGCCGGTCGCCCACGTGTAGCCGGACTTCGGGAACGGGTTGGTGGACGTGGACGGCAGGGTCACCGACACGAACGTCTGCGTGCCCTTCGTCTGCGCGTTCAGGTTCGCCTTCAGGCTGACCACATCGCCGAACGTCAGTTCCCAGTCGGTGAACTTGCAGCCCACCCATGTGCGGGTCGTGTCCTGCGTGAACGCTCCAGCAGCATCGATCATGTACCACTGCTCCTGCGCGGAGAAGGACGGGATCGCCTCATTCAGCGTGAACAATTCCTGATAGGTCGAGCCGGAGACGAGCGTGGATGCGCCAGTCCCCATCAGCAGCTCCCACAGCTGCCCCTGGCCCTTGCCGAGGCATTCGACGCCGATCGAGCCGGAAGCGTCCTGCATGACGACGACCGAGCGGGAACCATCGGCCAGCAGAGCGCCAGCCCGGATGCCCTCGCCCTGGTTGATCGTCGGCGTCAACTCGAACGAGGTATCCCCGTCGATGAACTCAAGCGCCGTCGTCACCGTCGGGTAGGTGCCGTAGGTGGTCTCCTTCTTGATGACCAGCGCCCGGTTGAGTGAAGTTGCCATCTCACTGCTCCTTGTTGATGGATTCGGCGAGCGCTTCGGCCTGCTTGTCGGCCGGCTCCCAATGCGGATTCGGGTAGGGGTTCAGGACCAGCAGCACTTGGTCCTTGGTCACGGTCACCACGCCGTCAGCCTCAGCCTCGATGATCGACAGCGGCACGGTGGGGATGATGGTCCTGATGGCGCCCATCGGACTGATGTTGCGAAGCTTCACGGCGTGCTCCTAGATGCGGGTGACGGTGCGGACGGTCGCGGTGATCTCGGAAACGCGACCGATGATGACGTTCTGTTCGTCGGTGATGAGCGTCAGGCTGCCTTCGTGGCTGGTGATCATCGCCTCACGCACGATGCCGCCGAGCGTCTGCACGGTCGGGTCGCGGAAGTGGTCCTCGAGCGTGTCGAGCATGGCGTAAGAGGCGAGGTCGGCGCGGTACGACGGGTTCTCGTCGATCACCTCATCGCCCGAGTTTCCTGCAGGACCAGGCACATAGCAGGACAGGATCACCTGCGTCTCCACCACCTCGTCGCGACTCCTGGTCGCTCCGCCTGTCGTCGGCTGTGTCACCTCGGAGCGTGCATCCCCGACCGCCGCCATCTCGTTCGGGTATTTGGTCGGCGGCCCGTAGGTGGTTCCGGCCTCCGGATACCAGTCGCGCAGGTACAGGACCAACGCCCGCTTCACCGCAGGAACGCTGCTGCTCATGCGAAACCACCCACCGGACGCCAGCGGGCCGTAAGCTTCCACGCGATCGGCGGCAGCAGGAGATCCGGATCGACATTCCCGGCAACCTCAGCGACCGGGTTCGGACGCAACTCTGTGCCGCGCCCGTCGTGCTGCCCGTTCCACACAGACTTGATCGTCGCCATCGCCGCGGCAGTGATCGAGACCGGCTGCGGGATCCCGTACGCCCACACGATCACCTCATCGCCAGCCTCATACGACGGCCACGAGATCGTGAGTGTCGGAGCCGACCAAGACCAATAGTCCTCATCGATCCGGCGCCCCTTGATCAGCACGTCGAACACGGTCCCGGACGCCCACGGGGTCGTGATCGGGGAAGCCTTGCGGGTCTGGTAGGAGTCCTTCAGCTCCGACAGCCGACCGACCACGCGGGGAGACTCGAACGCCTCGGTGACCAGCGGAATCCAGATGGTGCTCAGTTCGGCGTCGTTCTCCGTGTGGGCACCGTCGGGCCAGCCGAGCGCGGAACGGGCCTGCGCCAGAGTGAGGATGTCGGTCATCGCGTCCCTTTCCGGATAGCTTCAAACCGTGTCCCAGCAGGATGGCGGGAGTCGTACAAGGCATCATCAGCAGCAGCCAACGCCAACAGTTCGGGGCTAGCCTCGGTCGCCTCGCCGGCGTTCATGTGCAGACACCACGCTTCAGGGACACGGACTACACCGTGCGCCGCGGACGCGTCGGCGATCAGTTGGAGATCGCCCGAGTACCACCTGTAGGACTCGTCCGGCCGCACGCCGTGTGTGGCGTTGAGCACAAAGCAGTGACCGGAGGGTCCGTGGTCTTCGCCGAGCAGGGCCAGGGTTGCGTCGCCCATCGCGTGAACCATCTTCGGCAGCGTGTCCGGGGCAATCACCACATCGTCATTCAGGACGGCGACACGGGTGCAGCCGCGCTCTGCAAGGATGTCAATTCCGGTGTTCCACCATTGGTGGATGTTGAAGTCTTCTTGCGGCACCGTGACGGCCGGCAGGTTTGGGGGATCGCCAGCGCCAGTCCACACGACCACGACTCGCTCGATCGGCAGGCCTGATGCGGCGATGGTCGCCGCCAACAGGTCCGGATGATTGCCACGGGTCGGGATCACCAAGCCGAACCGGTCGCCAAGGGGTGCCACGGGCTGCTGCTCAAGGAACTTGTTCTCGGTGAGCAGCGCAGACTTGTGGTGACCGATCTTTGCCCGCGTGTCGACATGAACCGGGATGCCCAACTGCCCGGCCCGCAGGCAGAACGCAATGTCCTCACCAACCGGACGATCCCCCAACTGGACCTCTTGGAACCAGGGGAACGCATCGTTGAACTTGTGGTCCCGGATGCGCTCAAGAACCGAACGGTGGATCAGCACGAACGCGGCACCAGTAGCGGCGCACTGCACGAGCGAGTCCCGCGGGTAGTCCTCCACGCGGTAGGTGGCGATCCCGCCATCGTCGAGCTTGACGAACTGATAGACGGTCGGCACCAGTTTATCCTTGACCATGCCGAAGCACAGGCCGCCGACGATGGGGCGCTCTACTGGATCGGCCGATTCAAGCAGGTAGTCGATCGCGCTGGGCTCCCACTGCATGTCGGCGTCGATCCACAGCAGCCAGTCGCCTACCGTGCGCCCGTCCGGGGTGCGCGAGTCGAGGAACCGGGCTGTGACCGTGTTGCGGGCGCTCGACACGTTCGCCGAGGACCACTCCTGCATGATGTTGACGATCTGCCGGCGCGGCTTGTTCAGGTCCGAGAGCAGCGAGACGATCAGTGACTCGGTGAAGTAGGAGCTGACCTGCCCCGGGTGGATGTAGGCGATCACGACGCCCGGGATGTGGCCGGGGCTCGTGGTGGATTTGGTGGTGGTTCGTTGCTTGCGTGCCATTCCGCAGTTCCTCCGCTGCTGGTACAGTTGCTACTGCATGCAAGGCACCCGTTAGTGATTGGCTGCAGAAGTGGCCGCCTTAGCGCCACACAGCACGGGGATTTGGGTACCTCGGCTATCAATCGGCCCCCTGGTTAACCGGGGGCCGATTGCTTTTTCTCCGCTTGGGCGTGCTGAGGGAACGGCCCCGGGGAGCGGAGGAGAACCCCGGGGCCGTTCGTCAGGTCAGGCCTTCAGCAGCCGGAAAGCGTCCACATCGGACGGCTTCGCGCCGACCCGCTTGTACGCGATCAGGCCACGCTGGCCGGTCGGCAGGCCGGAACCATCCACGACGTTCTGGATGATCTCGACGTTGACGCCGAGACGGTCGTAGATGATGTACTGGCTGAAGTCGCCGAGCACGGCCATGATGTTGCCGGACGTGGTCGCAGACGGCAGCGAGGACGCCTTCACGTACGGGGTCTTCAGGATCATGTCGTCCTTCATCAGGTCGACGATCCGACCGCCGGCAGTCCCGAAGGTCTGCTGCTCGATCGACACGAGGGTGACCTTGTTCGAGACGAACGTGGACGAATCCTCGTAGCGGCTCGGCAGCGCGTTGAACAGCGCGAGGGTGTCCACGCCCGAAGTGCTGTTGAACGTGCCCCGCGTGGTCACGGTGACCAGCGAACCGGCGGTTCCGGACACTGCGGTCACGATGCCGTAGGGAGCATCCGAGCCGGAGCCGGAGATGAACGCGACACCCTCGGCCATGTCGATCGCCTCACCGATCAGGCCGGGAAGCTGCCCCATCAGGTTCGAGTCGGCGAAGATCTCGAACGAGCCGGTCACGTAGGCGGTCAGCATGGCCGCATCGATCGTCACGCCACCGGTCGTCGGGGAGCCGTCGGTGAACGCCGAACCCTCCGCCTTCCAGTAGGTGGTGACGTTGCCGACGGTGACGCCGTTCCACTTGTCCTGCGTGCCCTGCTCGACGCGCGAGATGGACCGGATCGGGTTCTTGGTCATCGTCCCGGTCTTGATCAGGGTCGGGTCCAGCAGGGTCGGCAGCGCGTAGCCGCCGTTCGCGCTGGTCAGCGACATGCTGGCGCGCATCGCGCCAGCCTCAGCCTGGGTCAGGATCGGAGCCCGGTTGCCTGCGGCGGCCTGCATGACCGCAGCGAACGCGGAGCGGTAGTCAGGCGAGCCGTGGACCAGCATGTATCGGGCCAGATCGTCGCCGTGCTCGTCGAGCTTGCGGACGACCTCCTTGACCGCATCCGGCGACTTGCTGCCGTACGCGCCGTCCAGAGCCGACTTCGCCCGGTCGATCAGTTCGTCGCCGCGCATGCGCATGGCGTCGTTCAGGTCGAACGGGGCAGCGGTGCGGGTCGGAGCGACCTGCACGGAACCCCAGCGGGCTCGGTGTTCGGCGCGACGATCCTCGACCGCCTGCCGATCCTCAGCCACCTTGATGTCCCGGTTGAGTCCGGACTGCTCAGAGTCGAGCGCGTCCCAACGGGCCTGCTGCTCCGCGGTCAGGCTCTCAGAGCCCGCCTCGGTGTCGATCGCACGCATCTCGACGTCGATCTCCTCGACCCGAGCGCGCGCAGCCTCCATGTCGAACTTCGGCATGGTGTCACTTCCTTTCGTGAAGTTGGGGATGGAGACGCTGGCGACGTTCGCCGGGCGTCAAGCCCCCCGAGTGCTTCTGCGGCTCGGCGGTGGCGGGTTCTGCGGCTCCGTCCGTGCTGGCAGTGGCCTGCGCCGGCTGCTCGCTGCGGTGGAGTGCGGTCAGAGTGTCGCGGGAACGCATCAGCTCGGCGACCCGTTCGGGGTCGCGGCTGCGCATCTCCGCATAGAACTCGTCCGTCATCGAACGGACGGACGCGGTGGAGTCGGGGTTCGCCGGGAACGTCACCGGGCCGAACTCGAACAGGCGGACTTCCTTGATCGTCCGCTCAGGAATGCCCTTCGGGTTGTGGCTCGACACGCCGGGAGCGTCGTTCCACTCCTCCTTGACGACGCGCATCCGCATCGACGATCCGTAGGCACCCGAGCGCAGGCCGGGCAGCAGGTCGTGGTTGTAGGAGGTGTCGTAGAGGGCGACGTCGCCGACAGGGGTGTCCGGCTCCTCCCGCAGCGACACGATGTCGCCCAGCACCTTCTGGCCGATCTGCGGATCGAAGCCGTGGTTGAACAGGGAGCGGACCTGCGATCCCGTCTCCTGGATCGTCTTCGTGAACGCTCCCGGCTCGGTGCGCTCGAGGAAGTTGCCCTCCCACATCGAGTCGATCTCGTACCACTTGTTGAACGCGGAGAACCGAACCTCCATCGTCGGCATCGCGCCGTCGCCGGAGTCCTTCGCGCGAACCGCAACGGAGGCGGCCCGCACCACGTCGAGATTAGGCAGCGTTTCCACTGGTCACCCCCGAAGATGCAGAGTTGGGTTTGCGGTCGTCGATGCCTGCGATGGGTGGAAGATCCTCAATCGACCGGACCTCGGACGGCAGCATCCAGCCGCCATCCAGAGCGAGCTTGTGCGCCTGGTAGCGCTGCAGGGTGGTCGCCTCAAGCAGGCCCTCGCGGTTCAGCTTGACGACCTGCGTGGACGGCGGGAGCAGGCTGGTCAGTACACGCTCCACGCGCCGGATCCACTTGTTCAGCGAGTACTTCGCCATGAACAGGTCACGGTCGGACACGTTCGCGTAGGTCATCGAACCGCCAGACTCGTAGCCCAAGATCTCGGCGAAACCGGGGCCGAACATGCGCGCACACTGAGCCTCGGAGTACTTCTGTGTCTCCAAGAACTGCGACTCGTTCGGGGTGACCTGCAGCGCCTTGTAGTCCCAACCCTCACCGAGCACCAGCGGTTCCCGGTTGCCCTTCGTCGCATCCCGCAGTCGCGCCTTCGCCGTCTGCGCCTCAACGTCCGACAGCCTCGCCTTGTTCACCAGCATCCCCGCCGGCGCGGCACCCTCGCGGAACCACTGATCACCGAACTGCGCCGACCGCAGCGAGACGCCCAGCGACGTCGCATGCGCCTCGATCACCGACTGCCCCAGCAAGACGCCCGGCTGCGTGAACACCGGGACATGCCTGAAGTCGGCCAGCTTCTCGCCCTCCAACCGCTGGCCCTTGAAGTACCACTGCGGCTGGTTGTCGACCACCTGCGCCGATACCTCGAGCGGGTTCAGTACGGTGAAGCTCAGCGGGTTCAAGCCTCGCGCGTCCCACGAGTTGTTCGCGCCGTACAGGTTGCCTCGCAGCAGCCACGACATCACGACGCGGTAGACCCAATCCTCGCGGCCATAGCCGTCGTCTCCCGGGTCGTCGATGTTCCACGGCGTCGAGCGCTTCCGCATGCCCGAGAAGACCTCGGCCGGCAGCTCCGAAACGGTCGAGGCCACGAAGTCGGCGGTAGACCAGACCGCGACCGACTGCATCGACGTGAACGCGTAGGTCGGGTCTACGGTCGCGTAGTTCACCTGTGCGAACTGGTGCCAGAACTCGGGCATTGTCAGCGAGCGCTGGACGTCCGGCTTCGGCTCCCGGGTGCGGTAGAAGATGCTCACGCGCTACCGCCCTTCCGGTTCACCACGAACGACAGTGCGATGACGAGCACGCCCCAGGCGATGAGCGCCCACGGGCCGTACAGCAGGAAGCCGCCCGCACCGATGGCGAGCAGCGCGAGAGCTTCGAGGATGTCCCAGATCACAGCCGCTCCTAGAGGATGTTCGCCATCGGGCTGTACACGCGCGACTTCGCTTTCAGTGCTGCGATGCTTGCCGCTTCGAGTGCGCTGATGTCGCCGCCCGACTTGGCCCGACCGAACGCGCGCCGTTCCCCAGAGGTACGCCACGCCGCCACAGTTACTGCTGCCTCAAGCTCAGGCTGGCCGAAGTGCTCGAAGTAGTCCGGCCCTGCCTCGGTGGCGTCCAACATCAAGGCTGCTGCGTCGCACAACTCATTGGAGTCGATCGTCTCGACCCGCACCCCCGCATCCTGCAACGCCTGAATGTACGATCCGGCAGGCCCCTTGTCGTGCAGCCAGACCGGACCACCATGCTTGTCCTGCAACGCCTTCGCCTGCGCCACGACCCAGCCCGGACCGGCACCGTAGGCCAGCACGCGCACCGAGATGCGGTCGCCGTCCTTGACCGCCGCACAGATCGATGACCACGCCCGATTGAACGCTGTAGCCAACGCCAGCACGGGATGATCCGGCAACGGATGCTCGGTGCCCAAGCATGCGCCCCAGTTCGGCAGGATCGACAAGGGGCGCGATTCCATCGGGACCGGCTGGTTCAGGAAGTAGCGCCGGAAAGCTGCTTCTGTGACCTGCGGATCGTCCCAATAGCTCGCGATCGCCTCGAGGTCCATCCAGTCAGCGGCAGGCCCGTACGCCTCACGCAGCGCCTTGATCCGCTCGCCACGGTCGTCGAGATTCCAATCCGTCGACGCCTGCCTGTGATCGAACAGCAGCGACTTGTCGTCCCGCTTGCCCACCCGGACTGTCATCGCGTAGGCGTGAGTTCCCTCCGCGACCGAACCCTCACCCTCGCCGTACATCGTCGACGTCTCCAACATCCAACCCGAAGCCGCCTTGCGCTTCAACAGGTTCCGCGTCATCGTCGCGTGCAGCGACTTCAACCGCGGCAGCAGCCACAGGTGCGTCTCATCCGCCACAATGAACGTCGACTTTCCGCCATCCTTCGACGAATCCCCCGACGACACCGGCTCGATCGAACCCCGCGAGTTCGGCAGGTTCACCCGCGTCAACCCGACGTCGAGCCCCTGGAAGTCCGCCAACAGTTCCGCCGAAGCAGTCTCGCGCCCCAGCATGTAGCGGATGTTGTCGTACGTGTTGCCGGCCTGGTTCTCCTCGGTAGCCACGCACAACACTTCGACGTACCGCAGCGGATGCCCGACAGGCTCACCCTGCTTGTAGGCGTATCCCCACTCGGACACCTCGCCCTGCTCGGCCCAGTGATCGAACCGGCACGGTCCCAACGCCTCGAAGCAGGCCACCATTGCCGCCAGTTCCGACTTTGCGCGTCCCTTCGCACGGCTAAGGAAGCCACGCCGGACCCGACGCGCCCCCGTCATCGGATCGAGCCGGTACGCCTTCAGGACGAACGCGGCGAACTCGTCATCCAACTCGATCGGCTCGCCCTGCACATCCCCGGGGCCATGAACGAGGTAGTGCTCGATCCACGAGATAGCCGACCATCCGAGCGAGACCAGCGGCTCAGCGGTCACTCCCCAGCCGCCTTCGCCAACCTCGCGCGCCTACGCTCCGACACCTCATCGTCAGCAGCAGGCTTCGACGACAGAGACGGTGCCGGAGGTGCGATCGCCAACCGTAGACGGGCACGATCCTCCGGTGTCGCACCAAACTTCGCCACCCGCAACCGAAGCTCGGCCGCAACGCTCGCGTCCCCGTTCGCGAACCGGCGATGAAGCAGCGCCGTCTCTGTCAGGAAGTCCCAATCCGTCGCCGTGAACGTCTGCGCTTGGGCAGACCGCCGCCAGTTTTCCCACCAGCGCCGCGTCAACGAAGGCCAGCGCAACGGCTCGTCGCGGATCGGGTCCCACAGGTCATCGGGAAGATCGGGGCCACGCAGAACGTCGTCCGCTCCAAGCTCGATGGTCGGTGACGGGTCTACGTTGCGGCGCACGCGCTCAGAGGCAGGCTTGGGAGCAGGGCCTCGACCAGCCATTGCGCCCCCTTATTTCATCAATACGGGCCTAAAGTGATCGCCAGACCCGTACACACTGCGAGACTTCGAGGGCGGTCTTCGGCATCGACCCTGACCAGAAAAATCGCGCTGACTAGGCATTATGCAAGCAGCGCGCACCAACACATCGCCTTACATAGTGAATCTCACGCCTGAACCGTTTCAAACGCTATTCACCAGTCGTACGTGGTCACCGGGTTGGTCTGGCTGATCAGGTAACCCTTGCTGTCGTTGCAGTAGGTGTGCCCTGGACCTGAGTCCTCTCCCGTTCCGCCATGACGCACCGCACGCCCGTGGCTTAGGTGCCATGGTTGCCCATCCCAGTTCATCGCAGGATCCGCGTAGACGAGATGCCCGCAGCCCTCGACGCATGGCACGGGGCCGATGTTGGTCAGGTACCACGTCCAGTAGGCGCGTCCGTCCCTGTGTGTCTTGCTGTTGTAGGCGGGATCAGCCATCGCCCCACCCTCGCCGCCGGCTATCCGCCCTTGCCTCTAGGTATCAGCCATCCGTAGGCCGTGTGCATGTGTGGTGCGGTGCCGCGGCGGCGAGGGCAAGTATCGAGCACGCGGGGCAGGTCAACGCCAAGGAGAGGTGGCGGACACCGGTTGCCAGCGGTTGCCCCGCGTGCAGGTCTGGGAATGACGAAGGCCCCTGAACGGTCGCAACGTTCAGGGCCTTCTCTGGTCAATCTAGGGAGAACGTATCACACGGTGATGTCAAGCACTGACATCGGCGCGCCAGTCAAGTACATCCTGCACCGAGTAGACCACCTGCCTACCGACCTTGGCCCGCATCCATCCGTGCTTCTTCGCTGCGTTGTAGACGTACTGGACGCTGAGCCCATAGCGGCGGGCGAACTCCTGCGGCGTTGCCCATGCGACAGGCCCAGGCTCGTCGTTCAGTGCATCGGCGGCAGCGTCCTCCTGATCATCCAACTGCATCGAGCGCTCCGCTACGCCAGCCCAGTCCGCGGCACTCCACGCCTGACCACAGTTGCGGCAACGGATGAACGACTCAGCGAACCAGTCTCTTCGGATCGCAGCCACTAGTTCTCCGCCACAGCGCATCCCGCCCCGGTCGGTGATGCAGTGTGCGCCGGGGACGTGAACCAGCTGTCCATCCGCCGTGTCGATCACCTTGAGCACCCGACCTGCGAGACGTGCGATCTCGTCGGCGTACTCGGCAGCCACCTCATGTTTGCGCAGCTTCGGCGTCCATGTCCTCAGGTGCTCCGCCATCGTCGAGATCCGGTCTTTCGGACAGGGCGCGCTGAACTCGTCCATGGTTAGCTTGACCCATGAGACGAGCGTCTGTCGGATCGTGTTCGCCAGCTCGGCCGCGACGGGATCGAAGGGCAACGGATTCTCGTGGTGCAGCCCGTGGCCCTCAGTGTGCGCCGTCTTGCGCTCCTGCTTGGTGAACGTGTCGAACAGGTCAGGCCACCAGTTGACGATGATCGAGAGCCCTTGCTGCACTCCCCAGGAGCAGTGCTCACACAGGTGGCCGTCCGTCGTTGCGCGCCGGCAGCGAGGGCAGGGAGTCTCCTGCGGTTCGGGCGTGGGTCGGCGTCTGCTCACCAGACCTCCAAGGGTCGAGATCCACGACCGAGGTACCAGTACGCATCGGGCCGAGAATCGCGGGCACTGATCTGTCGCACCGAATCGCCAGCACCGATCTTCGTGCTCGGGTGGTTGCGGCGAGGACCGATCAGCGGCGAATGGGTGTGCGTCTCGGCGTCTCGATAGGCCTCGGCGAGAGTCATCCTCCACGCCACCCATGACGGGCACTCAGGACAGGTCGCCTCCCAGAAGCCGCCTATCTTGCGGACGCGAGTCTTCATGCTCCCACCGCCCACTGAAGCGCGAGCATCAGTAGCGTCGCCAGCCCAGCCGAGACCGCCACGATTCCGACTCCAATCAGCCACGAGTTGAAGCGCCACGCGCTAACCAAGATGAGCCCAACGACTACGGCACCGAGCACCAGTGCCAGCTTCCAGGTCATCACTTCGGCCTCCGCTCGGGGATAATGCATGGCAGGATCGGCCCGCAGCAGTGAGCGCCCCTCTTGTTGATCCGCGAGTCGCACTTGCGGCAGACCACCCATCCGCAGGTCTTCCCGTCACAGTGCGGCTTGACGTTCCCGGCGAGCTCAGTTGAGCAGTGGGGACAGGTAGTGACGATCATCCCGCCACCCCCGCCCAGCACTCATCGCAGTACCGCCGCCTCGTCCTCGCCAAGTAGCGCCGCGCGAGACGTCCACAGCGGCAGTAGATGGTCACATGCTCGGTGTGTGGGGTCATCGGTAGGCCTTCACCATCTGCAACCATTCCCCAACTGGCCGCACGGGGACGCCGAGAATGCCTGCCGTCTGAACTTCCCAGCGCGCGCCACCCGACAGCCACCAGTCAGGAAGCGTGGCGACCCCATCACACCTCAAGAGTTGCGCCAATCCTGCGCGTAGGTAGTCGTGATAGTCGTCTGACTCGACCTTGTTGTCTGCAGGGTTCTCGACATCGAACCCCGCCGCGGCCAACACCTCGGCGGCGCGGTTGAACGCCGGGTAGTTGAACTCGGGCAGACCGCTCATGGGCCCAGCGACATAGAGCCTGCTCATCGGCAGCACCCGCTCTCATCGTCCGCCGCTGGCGGTTCGTAGCGCTGATCGGTGGGCCGCAGAATCGGCTCTGTGGCGTCCTCAGCCCTCGCGCGAGGCGTGGTCTCGTCTGGAAGTTGATCTCGCCACCGAACCGCCGCAAGTCGGAAGTGTCGCAGCCCCCGGTAGTAGTCCTCGATCGCGCTCCCGAGTTCGTCGGATACGTCATGGCGGCCGTCGAAGATGGCTTCCAACCTCATCCCTTCGAGCGCCCCGTTCATCATCGGTTCCAGTTCGTTGAGCTCATCGAGTGCGGATTGCGGGGCCGCCTTAGTCCGTCTCGGCCACTCCTGTCGGTCGTAGCCCTGATGCGCTTCGGTGTGACCATCGCGGAGATGGCAGATGTTGTCCGGATTACCCGGCTGCCACGCGTAGCACTTGGCGGTCATGCTGCCCTCCTGAACGGGCTATCGATCAGGCCCAGCGCGATAGGGTCCTCAATGCCTGAGCGCTGAAAGGCGGCTAGGTCGTAGAGCGGATCCTCGGGCCACGACAGCCGTGCCTCGGTGAGTTCACGGTCTGCCTTGAAGCCCTCCATCGCACGCCTCAGGTGCGGCCCCAACTTCCGGAGCTCAGAGTCGGTCCAGTCCATCGCGTAGAGGATCTTGTGCTTCTTGCGCCGGAGCACCTTGTGGGCCAAATCGCGGCGCTTCGTGATGTTGTGCTCAGGGAAGGTACCGATGGCCGAGTTGCAGAACCCGCAGCTTGGCACTACAGCGACGAACTGCCGTCTCGCGTCTCCCGTCATCGTTCGCGGCAGCAGGTGGTCCTTCGTTCCCGCTGGGTTTCCGCAGTAGACGCAGACGCCCGGCGGGTAGGCGATCTTGGTGGGTACCTGAGTGAACATGTGTGCCGGGTTGAGGCACCAGTTGCCGCATGTCGTCAGAATCCACGCCCAGGGCTGGAGGTCGGTGTCGGATGCGGTCTCGAAGACGACGCGAGCCTTCGTCTGATAGGTGCCGGCAGTCCAGTTGGATGCGACGAGCATGCAGTCTTGGGTAGGATTCATGGCTAGCCACTCCTTGGTGTAGTCAAGCGAGTCGGTCAGCGTCCGAGCGATGTTTCCAGCACCCTCGGACGCGCTCCAATTGTACCTGAATGGCTCGACGCGACTAGGCATTTCGATTCAGCGCCTGTCGAATGAGGTGCGCGACGGTCGCCCCATCGCGCTCCGGACCAGCAGGCCATTCACCTTCGAGACTGTCGGCCAACTCACGGACGCGGGCGATGGTGGCCTCTGCGGCACGGTTCTCAGCCAGCAGCTCGGCCTCGTGGTAACCGGCGTCGAACAGTTGCCCGTTGATCTTCCGCGCTACACCCTCAAGCCGCTCAACCTCAGCCTCTGCAGCCTTCACCCGCTCGACCAACTCGGCGGCGGTGTTGCGCAGGAGGGCGATCAGGTGAGCATCGGGGATCTCGCACCAGTCTGTGACCAGTTCGACATCCTCTCCCTCGTGGCACCACGCAGTGAAGATCGCAGCCCGGTCCGGAGCGAGGTTGTCTGGTGATGCTTCCCACGGTCCCGGTGTTGCCGCCTTCAGTGCGGCCTCGATCACGGCCAGGTCAGTGGTCATCGCCCAGTCCCGTCATGAGTCAGCGGGCCAGACGACGGGGCACTGATGTCGACGGAGCGCACGCCGGATCTCTTCAGCGCCTCGGCGATGGTCACGGGCTGCGGCTTCATGGCCTCCAGCGCGTCGGCGATGCGGGCCAGGGATTGGTCCTGAGTCTCGGCTACCTCGCGGATAATGCGCAGCCTCTCGGACTCGGCTTCGAGTCGCGCGTCTTGGCGGGTGGCGAACTCGCGCTGGCGGATCCAGTCATCGATGGCGTCGATGCGGATCAGTAGGTCCGCAAGTTCGGTCTTGGAAGTCATTTTCACCCAATAGCCTTCACGGCGTTCGTCGGTCTCAGCCTTGGCAATCTCGGCTCGCTTCTCCTCAATGGCCTGCATGTAGAGGTCTCGGGCTTCGCTCAGGTACTCGCTCATCTGCTGCTCTCCTTCTCGTGGGTCTTCTTGTGGATCTCGGCCGCCGCTTCTGCGCTGGCCTTGGTGCGGGTGAGGCTGTGGTGCGGGCAGCGGTGGCATTGCGACCACCACATGCCGGTGACGGACTGGCCGGTGGAGTAGGGCTCAGGCATTCCGGGGCGCCTCCCACCAGTTGCAGGCAGGCCAGGACTTGACCATGTCCGGGCCGTCGTTGTCTGCGTTCAGCGCTGCCAGTTCGCACTTCCATCCGCGGAAGTTGCCCATGGATTTGCGCCACAAGAACCGGCACGATCCGCAGGTCTCGCCGTTGCCCTTCAGCGGTACTTCGGTGGCGGGATGGACGCCGCGCTCGAGCATCCGCTTGAGGTGGCGTCTCGGGCTCGGGATCTGGGTAGGCGCCATCGAACAGGTCCGCGCTCACGACTCGGCCCTCCCGTAGACGAATGCGGCGAACAGCCAGAGCAGCCCGATTTGCACCTCAAGCGGATCAGGGAGCAGCACGCCCCGAAGGACGTGGATCAGTCCGGCGATGATCGCAGCCATGACGACAAGGAAGTCGAGTGCCTTCACGACTCGGCCCCCGCAATCGAACGCGCGTGCTCAGCGGCTGCCTGCTGGCGAATCTCGCGGATGCGCTCGGGGGTCGCGGCGATGATGGGTTCGGGTGGCGATGGGTGTTCGTAGTAGGGCGGCAGGGGCGTGGCCGGCGCCTGGTTCGCCATCCGGTTGAGCGCCTGCCAGTGCTCACCGCTCAGTGCGATGCAGGCCGGGGTGCGCTGGTCGGTGCGGTGGAATGCGCAGTGAATGGAGGCTGCTGAGACCTCGGCCAGCGGCTTATCGCTGAGTTTGCGGAGGACGGACAGGACGCCGTGCTCGTCCCATTCGTCTCGGATTTCGTGCAGCAGGAAGGCCAGTGCGCGCTCTGCCCGGGTGCGGTCGGTCATTGCGCATCCCCCCGCATGGCATCCGTGACGATGGCTCGCGTTGCAGAAGTAGCGATGCCATGCGAAGTTGAGCTAGAAGAAATGCCCATGACTATGCCCCTGTCTATGCCATCGGTTCGCCACGGTTTTGCTATGGCGTTTGCTATCGGTTCGCCATGGCACTTGCTATGCACTTTGCGACTCCTCCTCACAGAACGGGCAGCCGCTCACGGTGGTGCGCCGACCGACGTGCCACCGCATGTGCGCGCCCTTCTCGCCGGACACTGAGCGGGACTCCCGAATGGCCTCGATCTCGTCCGCGGCGCGCTGGTGGGCCAGATAGTCGTGGCACTCGACGTATCCGTTTCGCTGCACCACCAGGGGCTCTCGGTCAGGCATGAGGACTGGCGGCGCCATCAGCTCCCTGCGCGCTTTCTGGGTGCCCATCTCGCGCCACACGGAGTCGGGAATCTTGCCGTCGGCCTCCAGGCGGGACACGAAGCACCATGCCCGGATCAGCAGCCGGAACGCACCGTCAGACAGTGGCGCAATCTTCGCGTGGTCTGGCATCTCGTGAGCCACAATGATGCCTGGTCTGTCGTCCTTCTTGGGGCGGTCCTTCTTCGTCATTCGTCACCAACCAGGGCGCGGGCAGCCTCGATTCGCTCGGCGAGCATGTTCTTGGTGACTCCCATGAAGTAGCGGAACTCGTCCGTCTTCACCCACGGCTTCGTCATGGTGGCGCGCACAGCGTGCTCTAAGTCATCCATAGCTAGACCGCTGTCGAGTTGGCGTAAGATCGCGTCTTCCCAGTCGACGGGCAGCGGTACGGTCTTGCCGCTCGGGTACTTCCAGGAGTCCCAACACTCGCGGAACTGGTCGAGAGTCTTCTTGGTTGCGCGCCGCTTCCTGGTTGCGATCGTGGTTGCGCGCTTCATGGCGGCGGCCCACCGGATCGCGTCTTTGTCTACCTGTTCCACCAGGGATGCGTCCGGGCTGCTCGACGACTTCCCGAAGTTGCAGTCTCGGCACGCGGCAACCAGGTTGGCCGGCTCATCGGTGCCGCCGAGGGAGACCGGTACTACGTGGTCGATCGTGAGTTCGTTGTCTTTGGATCGGCAGTAACGACAGGTGTAGTCGTCGCGTCGAAGTACCTCGAATCGGGTACGCTTGGAAACAGCCATCAGGACCCCTTAGCAGTCTTGGCGGTTAGGCCCCGGTTACCAGCCGGGGCCGTCTTGCTTACGTGGTCCATTCTACCCCCGACTAGGCCGAACGCTGCGGATTTGCGTGCCATCAGGCGACCCTTCCGTGTGCTTTCCTGGGGTCCGGCCCGAACACCTGACCCATGCGGGACTCGCGCATCAGATCGGCGGCGAGCGCTGTTTCGGCGGCGAGAGCGTCGATCAGGTCGCGCCGGCCGATCCTGCGCAGGCTGCGGTAGAGGCTGTCCCTGGTGCGTCCGAGCCGTGCTGCGATGTGGTCCGGGCTGTCGGTGCCGAGCAGCCATTCGACCTCTGCGGCAAGCTCGGCGGGAGTGAGGTTGGGCTCGATCGGACGCAGCACCTCACCTCTTTGTCTCTGTGCTTGGTGTCGCCAGCAGAGCCGTCCGTGCCGT